AAAGCTGGAACCATTGCTTTGAATTGGTCGCCCATTTCTGTATAGAAATCTTTGCTTGTAAAAATCATACCTAAAGCCATCATTGATTGCATTCCTGCATCTGCGGCTGATTTAGTGTATTTTGATTGTGCATCAATAAAACCATTCAATGCTGTTTTGATGCCTTCGTGTTGAACTGTTTGTTCTACGAATTGTTTTTTGAAGTCTGAAACGCCATCGATAAAGGCGTAAGTTGCTGTGTTAAACATAATTTTCTCCTGTGTAAGTGTGTTTAAGTAGATTTTTGAACAGATACTACAACTGTCTATTAGTATTTACACTAGTATTATAGCGCAAAATATTTGTCTATAAAAGAGAAATGGGGCATTAGCCCCATGTTTCTCTATATTTTTCTAGAGCCTTGTGTCTAATTTCTGCTAGTCTCTGTAAGATGTGATCTGGTAATTCAGCGTCATCATCCCACAGATCCTTAACTTTAACTAGTTTAGGTCTTATATAACTACGATGTAAGTCTATTTCAACTACATCGTAATCATCACTGCCTTCTAGATTACTTACCTGCTGGCTTGGCGTCCGCTTTAGGAGCAGTTGCTGTTGCAGCCTTTTCGTCCTTGGCAGGTGCACTTTTAGTGGCATCTGCTTTAGGAGCGGCCTTAGCATCTTCTTTCTTCTTAGCCAACTTCATTTCTTCTTTTGGTGCTTCTGCTTTAGCAGGTGCAGCCGGTGCTGTAGCTGCCGGAGCAGGTGTTGCTGGTTTTGCGGCAGGGGCTGTATTCTGAGCCATTGCTGTTGCTACTGACAATGTAGCGATTAGGGCGATTGCTAATGTTTTCATTTTAAGTTTCCTTTTAAAAATATACAGAACGAAATTATTGCTGTATACATATATAACGCCTCAGAGACAAGGCCAGTTGACAACTATTTAGCCGCCCCTGCCCGTTTTTCTTGTAACTGTTGACCCAAAGCCTTTAGTTGGTTTAGGTGCTTTTGCTTTTTGAATTTGGTTAGCTTTTTCGGGTGTAATTTTAGTATTACGTGCTTTTGCTTCTAGTGCCATTTGAATGAATGGATTTGGGTTTTTCTTTTCAGTCATCTTTTTACCTTTATAGAAGATAGATACTCTTGCAAGTTTCCATACAATCCTAACATCATTGCGACCTTGCTGTCGTAAACTCTAATGTAGAACGACTTATTCTTGTCTTTTTTATTTACACCAATGTAATAGGGGCATTTGATTTTCTTATTCAGTTCAAGTACAAAACTGTGATAACTTTGTCCATCTTGTTTGAATTCGTAATCATAAAATTCAATTTCAGCTAAATGAAAACCAGTAACTCCCTCTTCAGTTAAACGAAGGCCCTCTTGTCTTCCTGTTTGCCACCATTTGAACATCACATCTTCAACTGGTAGTTCGTGATAGATTCTATGTGATTGTGGGATTTCAGCCAATACGGCTTCGGTGATTTGTTGTTTTAGTGATTTACGATTGCTCATCGGGATATACTACAGACCCCGAGTTCATAAAGACAACAGTGAACTTGTCTGTTTTGAATTGTGTGTTTAACTTACGGCATAAGTTACGTGCGTGACCCGGATTACTGAAACTTGTTTTCTTGTATTTAGGTGTGGATTGATTATCCAAGTAATGTTGATTCTTTAGATTAATAGGTTGTCCATCATAGAACACGGCCCAAATACCTGCGGCTTCAACGACTTGGTCGCATTTGTATGTTTTCTTGTCAACTAATTCTAACAAGACCTTGGGTTGTGATCTACTCATTTAAAACTTCCGCCTTTAATTTCTACCTTGATTACTGGTTCTTCGTCAGGTTTCTTCTCGCTATTCATTTGATATTGATCGGCAAGCATTTTAGCCAATTCATCACGTAAGCCACGTGCTTCAATTATTGGCATAACAAAATCCTTACCCTGTCTACTCTCTATCATAGAAACCCTATCTATAAAACGTTTGATATGAATCATAGATTATTTATCACGTTTTCCGCTTCGGCTTCTGTTTTATAGGGTCCATGATAAGGGTAGCGTTGAACAAAGATATACTTAGGGCATAATACCTTTTCAAACTCACCGTTTTGATTGATAGCAAACCATCCTGCGGCGTAGTAACACTTGCTTTTCGTTGTCTTTGTAAACAAGTGTAGTTTACGCTTGATGTCCAACATTGAATTATAGACCTTTCCTACAGTAGGATAAGTAGCAAAAGGTAAGTCAGCCTTTGATCTGTTAGTTTTTAATGTTTCAAACTGAATTCTAGTTTTGCGCTTTAGTTCAGTCGTGTTCTCAAAGTGTTTGCTCACACCATTGATTTTGAGGTTAAACCCCGAACCTTCAGCAATAACATTGCCTACTTTTTGTTCACCGTCTGTCACGACCCAATATTGATCTTTAATAATAGGTTTTGCGATTAATATATTCATGTTGCTACTCCTTCATCTGTGTATCTATACCATCTATTCTCTGTGCTGTTCCAATGTCTTTTGTCCCGTAATGCAATACGCAGTTCGTAACCAAGTATGTTAAGGTTAAGTTCAGGACCAGCATGATCACTTCCGAACCAATTTAAACCAACATGAAATTCAAATAGGTTGTATCTATAGTTAAAGAATCCAATCTCAAATACTTTGTTCTTTGTAATCAGCCATTCACCTTGATAAAGGTCGCGCCACTCAGAACATTTGAATGGATTTTTAATACTAAGTCTAAAATCAATCATTTTTTACCTTTCTTCTTTTTGGGATTCATGTGTGGCGCGATATCGTTATCAAAAATATGTGCCATTGTTTGCCACAATCCCTTGCGTTCAAAATCTGTCATACCTGATAACCAAGGCGGATCGTCATGACTACGGTTCAATCCATAGTCATGACGATATGTGTAACACATTGATGTTATTATCTCTTCCCTTGTTTTCATTTATTTTTCTTTAGTCAATTCACACACTAACATGAAATGTTCGTATGCTTTTTTGACAGAAGGATTTTCCATCAATTGGTTAGCCTCTTCCATCATAGCCTTAACACCGGCTTCAGCGCAGTCATGAACACTAAGCCCGTATAGGGTACATAATTCATCACCCATTTCTTTAGCTAACTTAGCCCAAGCTTTTCGTTGTGCTTCTGTTATAGGTGTATGTTTTGGACGTAGTTCGCTTGCTTTACTGATAGCTTTACAGATAGCATCCTCTGCTACCCTACCTGCCGCAATCATCGCGGCATAGTTAGGATCAATATTGAACCTGCGACTAGTGCCTCCGGGATAAACCATAACCAAGTGAGTGCCTTTTGGAAAGCTATCCAAAAGGTCGCTATCATATTCTGCAACTGGAACATATTTGCGTCCTTCTTTAATGTAATAAATCTTTTTCATTTTGAAAATTCTTCCCAAAACAGTTCGGTATCTTTAACTGTAGCAAAAGGCTTGAGCCAACCCTTCTCCATACATGTAGCAATAATTAGTCTATACTCTCTAGGACATTCGTTACTTATTTCGACTCCTGCACGTGGTGCAATCTTGAAACCGTCTCTAAGTATAAACTTAGGATCACCCTTTTTGATGGTCCTCAGTGAAGATTTTGTAATTTCAATGTTCATTGAGTTGTCCTATGTATGGAGTATTAAGCCATTTAGCGTAAGCCTCAGCCTGCTCTGAGATTTTTGTCAGTTCATATTTGCCACAAAATCTCATGAAGTGAATGCCAACTTGCCCTACGTGTGCAACAGACAATTCGTCCTTGATACGGTGGTCAACCGCGTCTTTGATTTCTTGAGGTTGTGCAGTAAGGTCAATTAACATACGGTTACGTTGATACGCATCACGTACACAAATTTCATTGTCATTGTGATCCATCCACTTCTGCAACATGAAATTGTTCCACTTGAAGCCCTGATTATTGCGATCCTCAAATGCTTCTTTGATACCTACTTTGTTTTTGCTACCGACCTCACGCACACCTGGGTAAGCACTGAAAACGTTATCGCCACCGTCACCCCTAATGATCTTTTTGAATAGCAAATACTCGGGAGTATCCTCCATAAGTTTGGGCTTCTTCTCCTTAGTCAATACGGGTTTACCGTTATCTTTGAAGTATCCATTGAGGGTAATAAGTTCATTTGTGATGCCATTGTACTGGTGCACGTTTTCACTAATAAGCTGAACATAATCGGAATCAGAACTAACAATGTAATGCGTATCATCGGGATGTAAATGTGCAAATCGTGCGATGAGGTCGTCTGCCTCAGCACGTTCATGACGGAGAACACTGACGTTAGTTTTCTCACGAAGGAATGTAGTGAACTTATCGTAAGTATCCCAAAACATCTGGTTTTCTTCGATTTCTTCCTCAGTCTGGGAAAGAGTATCCACAATGCGGTTCTTTTTATACGGCTCGTAAACGTCTTTGCGCCATGAACGACCCTCCAAGCAGAATACAACGTGGTCAATCTTATGATTGCGAACGACCATATTCACACTTGCGAGGGTTAGATGCAATGCCATTGCTACTTTCTCCTCTGCTGTACTGTTACGTGATGCAACGTGACGGGCACGGAAGAAAGTATTAGCTGTGTCAATGAGTGCGTATTTCATGTGAGGGGAATGTATATAGTTAGACAAGTAACGCTAAGTATACTACTATTTAGATTATTTGTCAAGCCACATCTTCAAGATACTTATCCGGAAAGTTCTTGATACCGTCAACAACAGTTTTCATGTTGTATCGTGTAATGGGTAAGAATACTTGTTTTACCCTTTTCATTTTTAATGGATGACATTTGATCCTATCTTCAATCAAATCACGCACATAGTCGTGTGTAATCTGTGTGAACTTTGGATCAACATATTCACTTGGCTTGTGATTTCCTTGTGGATTTTCCAAGTAAGGGAATAGTTGTCGCATGATGTAACTTTCACAGTTCTTTACATGCTCGTCATAACCATCAATTGAAACGTATAGATAATGAACACATGGGTTCATGTTACCTTTATCATACGATAGCATCCTAGCCGAGGGATTCTTAGAAATCCCTGGCTTGACTTTACCGTATACTTCAGCAATATACAGAAACATGCTCATTTGAATTTTGCTTTCTGTGACGGAGTAAGTTGCTTGAACATGGTAGTGTTGTTCTCACAGTAGCGAGTGTACAGGCTCTTAGGAACATACTGATATGTACCGCCTGCCTTGAGATACAATTGCAACAACAAAACCAGTGATGCATCTTTAGGACAACCTGCAGGGCTGTCACCGAACGCATCTTCGTAGTACTTGGGATACAAAGCCTGAGTCAGATTCTTGAATTCGGGCCAACCACCTGCAACTTCCTTTACTAATGCGTTAATGTCACGCATGAATTCTTTGAAATCTTGTGTAGTAAAGTCCGCACCTTCCTTGATTAGCTTCTTACGCAGTTCTTGAAAAGGAAGCATTTCGATAGCATCAAGAGGTTCTTGGGGCCAGTAGTTATAGTGGTTCTCTCCAAAGAAACGAACATCATGCATATCTAATTTAGTTAGCAAGTTGCTGTGTACAAGCGCACCGGGCTTGAATCGATCAGGACTATCAGGGTGAACAGGGAACAACTTCCAAGATTCAAGTTCTGTTTGAATACGATTCGCAAGTTCATACTTTTCTTGTGTATCCTTAGTGGGACTATCTAGTCGCTTACCGAACACATGAATCTTGTGCATTTCAAAAGGAATGATAGGTAGCTTATCCAAGCCATTGATTCCCAAGAAGTGTTCACGTGCAAAACTGAAATCGCTAGTCTCAACAACTTGACAGTTTACTTCAATGTCTAACCAATCTTTAGGATCGATATCAGGGAACATGCCAAGCTTGGCACGTAATGCGATAGCAAGCACAGTATGCTGACCATCTGTAATATAACATGTATTACTCTTGGGCAACTTAATAACGTTGATAGTTGCAGGACGACGGCTGTCCCAAGTAGTGATGATTCGGATTAGGTGATCGAAATCGATTTTTCGTTGAACCGCAAGTGCTGACAATAGATGACGAATAGCAATTCGTTTCATCTTGGGCATTTGATTGTATCGTTGGGGTTTGCCTTTGCGGCTAGTCTTGAACTCTGCGGTTTCAAGTTTTTCTTTGAGTTGATTGAACTCCGGGCTCTCTGCAAACAACTTTGCCAAGTCTTCGATTCCATGAGAATCAACATATCCTGGTTGTTTGTCTAACTCATTAGTTGGTCGATCTGTGTCAGTGACTGGTTTAGAGTTAGGGACCCATGTGAATTTATAAGTAGGTGTTGCCATATTTTTCCTTTCTGTGTTAATGGCTGTGAAACAAATATTATTTGAAGCACAGTGCTATTATACACGAAATTGAAAAAGATGCAACCTTTTTTAACTAACTTCCGTGCGTCCGTCGCCCAAATCTCTAGTTCTAATTACCCGAACATCGTCACGTTTGGTGGGGTCTGCTTGCTCTTGTTCATAGACTTCTAGGGCCACATTGCGGCAAACTGTCTGAAACCATCGGTCCACGATAACCGTTTCAGCTTCATTGGGCTTGATAGAGTAACCTGCACGTACCAAATTAGCAATGAACTTCTCATTCCAATCTAGTTCAAATGCACCTGCATTAATATCATTAGGATTAAGGTCCATGCGAATTACATTAATGTATGGCTCACCTTTTTGTGTAGCTAACTCTTTTTCAGATAACTTAGGCTCTTGTTTAACCTCTTTGGGTTTACGTGGCTTTCGTTCTTTCTTTTGAGCAGGAGGAGGAGCAGGTGCTACCTCCTGCTTCTTAAACATAGTTTTTAACTTATCAAACATTAACATATTCCTCATATAGCTTGAAGCTGGCTAAGTTCTTAGCCTTTGACTCGCACATCATATCGAATTTATCGTAGAAGGTCATTGCCCAATCGTTCACAGCTTCGTTCCAATAGTAATCACTATGTGCCCGAAGTTTCTGCTTACTGTGTCCTGATTCAATCAACGCACCATGATTGGGTAACTGTGATCCGGAATGGCCGACGAGTATATCTTCGCGGCTAACACTGTAATGGAGAGTAGGGCGAACACCACGCCAACTATCAATAACCTGTTTAACAAGGTCGTCATTATGGGAAATATAATTTCCCTCACGAATCCAATTGTGATGGATGTCCATGACCGTAGGTACGAGGTCAGATAATGATAAGCAGTCAGATAGTCCATGTGTGTATTCCTCATTCTCTAGTGTAAGTGTGTTTCGTGCCTCGGGGCTAAGTCTACCAAACACATCTCTGATACCCTGAGGACCTTTACGACCACTGATGTGAACGTTGATCTTCATGTCCTGAAACGTCTTGCCATAGCCCATAAATCTAGCCATGCTAGCATGATATTCGAATTCTTCAATACTCTTATTTACTACTTCTTCACGGTCACTCGCTAAAACTACAAACTGATCGGGGTGAAACGACAAACGAACATTGTTTTGTCGTGCAGTCTCGCCGATGGGTGCCATCCAACGTTCAAGACTAGATTGAATGTCAGGTTGATGCCAAAAGTCTTTGTAGTCATCATGGGTGTAGAAGCTGAACATGTCACTAGTGATACGCAACATACGCAGTGGTTCGGGTAGAGCGGCTACCTTTTTGACTAGTGCGTGTGTATTGAGAATGTTGGTCTTTGCAACATCAATGATTTTTTCCTCAACCTTAGAACGATTATTGCGCTTTGCCCAAGCCATTGTAGTGCCGCCTGTATTGAGGCCCTCTGTACTGGCAATCTCGCCTTTCTTGTTGATTTCAGCCCATTTGCAAGCAAAGCCGATGCGTTTAGTAGTAATGTTGAAAGAGTGCATAAGAAGTCCAGAATGATAAATATTAGATAGTATACAATAAGTCGTATTTATTGTCAAATTTTACGGAAACCAGCATGAAAATCAAACATTTAATGGAAGGCGCAGAGCCAAAATTAGCAGGAGCACCAGAGGGTATCCAAATTATGACACCTCAGCAATTCGTTGCTAGTGCAGGTGATATGCCCGGTGAAGAATCAGAAGAAGGTGTGGCGGAGGGCGTTAGAGATTTAGGATATGATGCACAATCTCTTATTATGAAGCTACGCCGAGATGTAGAAGAAAAAAGATTACAACCTACTCCACAAGCAGTATTAGCAGCCGCAAGAGAATTAGCAGGTGATATGGAGTTTGCTCCTCAACTGTTAGTAAAACAAGTATTAGGACAAGGTGTGGCGGAAGGCTCTGAAAAAGCAGAAAAATACAAGGCACATTTGCTAAAGACAGCGCCACGGATAATGGACTTTTTAGCCAAGACTGTTAAAGGATGGCGTCCCAGCGAACAAGAAATGTTGGGTGCTATTGATACTGCCTATACAGTTATGAAACATACTGGCGATGTTAAACAAGCAGGCAAGGCCATGATGGATGAGTTGAATACTCTACACAGAATGAGTCAGGGCCAGCAAGGTGTGGCAGAAGATACATTAGAAGAAGATGAATATGATAAAATGCTAAGAGATTTGTTGAAGGCAAGACCTGACTTGACTAAAAAATATGCCAAAGATGTTCAAAAGTCAAAAGATATTGAAAGTGGCAAAGAGTTAAACAAACTTGTTAAAAAGAATCCTGGTGTATTGAAAACATACAGTGATGCTGTAAAGAGAGATAAGAAACTAGGTGTGGCGGAAGGTCTAGAACAATTAAACAGAATTCGTAAACTATCTGGCTTAGCTGAAGCTACAACATTACCAGCACAAACACGTGATTTGGGTAGCGATGAATTTCAAGACTATATGAAGCGTATCGTTGGTACACCTGATGTTGACAAACAAGGTAATGTTAAGACTGATAAGAAGGGCAATGAAAAGTATGTCTCTGGTAAAACAAAAACAGACAGATATAAAATGCCTTATATCCATCGTAGTAGTGTAATTGAATACCTAGGTCCTGATGGAGAGACATACGATGAAGATAAGATTAAGCAATCATTAGCACAACGTCCTAAAAATTTGCTAAAGCAAAACGAAAAGATGAAGCACAGTAACGGAGAGTTTGAACAATTCTTCAACGTTGGCTTTGCCGCATTAACAGGTATCGCATTAGATGAAGATACAAACAAACTAATCATTGTAAACACATGTCCAGGCGCTGGTTCATGTAAAGTAGATTGTTTCGCTATGAAGGGTGGCAAAGTTCAGTTCAAGGCTGCTTGGCTAAGTGATGGTAGAATCTTAACATATCTATTGAACGACCCAGATGGTTTCTTCAATCAACTAAGTGCTGAAATTTCTAAAGAAGAGGCCGCAGGACAAAAGGGCGATAAGAAGTTTCCTAAGGGTTGGCAAACTACTATTCGCTGGCACGATGCCGGTGACTTCTTTAGTCCAGAATACTTAGACATGGCACTGAAAATGGCTGCAAAGCATCCTGATACAAAATTCTATGCTTATACAAAGATGGCGGCGGCCGCATTAGCACAGAAGCCACCTAACTTCATTATCAACTGGAGTGAAGGTGCTAACACAAGTCAAGAGAAACAAGTTAAAGCTACAGACGCTAACTTAGATACAACCAAGAACAGTCGTATTGTTCCTGATGAAATATTCCAAGATTTGTTAGTTAAGGACGAAAAGAAAAACTTAGTTAAGGGAGAACAAGGCCAGTGGCAAGTACAACCTGACAAGTTACCTGAACTAAAACAACGTCTTGCTAAAGAGTATGGATTAAGTAGTAATAGTATTCTAAACTACGATGAGTACATGGCTAAACGCAAATCAATACCTGCCGGTATGAAGTACAATGTTATCGTTGCCCCAGGTGAAGGTGATATCAGTGCTAACGATCCCAACATTATATCTACATTACTATTGAAACACTAATGAGAGCTACTGAATTTATATCAGAACGTAGAAAATCTAGAAAAAAATCTAGAAAAATTCGCAGGGTAAGCGGATATTATTTTCCTGGTTATGGATACTACGGAGGTAGTGGAGACTCCGGTGAAGGCGGTGGAGACGGCGGTGGCGGAGAATCACAGTCAAACATGGCGGAAACTACCCATACACAATTGTGGCATGGAACATCTGAGCCAGTTGATGTTATTCAACAGCAAGGTTTAAGAGGTGGTAGACACCATGCAGTATTTTTAACAGATAACCCTGACTTAGCATTAGAATATGCTGTGTCAGATCAAGAAAGAACTGGTAATGATTATGTAACATTAATCACAATTGATGTAAATAAATTAGACCATAAAAAACTTGCAGGAGATTTGGATCATACTACAGTTGACAATTGGATTGACAGTTTAAAAGAAACAGACCAATGTATGTATTTGGGTGATATATTACCTAGTATGATTATACAAGTTGAGGATTATACAGACCAATGAGAGCAAGTGACTTCATTACTGAAGAAGCCAAATCCGCTAAGTACAACGGTTTGGGTATGAAGTACGCCTTTAATGACAATGCTTTAATATTAAAGGCATTTTCAAAAGAAGGACCATTAGCATATGTAAAGTTTGTTAAAGAAGATAAAGAACTATATCCGCAGGATCTATGGGTCAATGATGAATATCGTAATCGTAGCATTGCTAAGTCAATGTATGACTTTTTAAAGGGTGAAGGTTATATCATCAATAGAAGTCACGATCAAACTAAAGCAGGCGCTGGTTTTTGGGACAAACATCGCGGTGAAGATACTTATGTTTGGGAAGAAGAAGTACTAGATGAGATGCCATTGCCCGTTGATTGGGATCCTCAACAAATGCGTCAACAAGGCACAAGTTTCAAATCAAGACTTGCTTATGCACTAGAAAGAGCAAAGAAGTTAGGTATTGGTTCTAGTCGTGTAGCTACAGTTATTGAATATCAAGGTCGTCCTACAGTATTAAAGATTGCTAAGAATCAAAAAGGTCTAGCACAGAATTCAGTAGAAGCAAGTATCTTAGAAGATGGCTATGCAAGTCAGTTAGGTATATTAATTCCATTGATTGACTATGACGAACAAAATCGTGAACCTACTTGGATTCACACTGAGATGGCTACTAAGGCTAGTGAAAAGCAATTGTGTACTATTATGAAATGTGACAACCTAAGTCAGTTAGTTAGTATGGCATGGTCGATTACAGGTAAAAAGAAATATCTAGGAACCTATCAAGGATATGTAGATTATTTACGACAAAAAGGAAGAAGTGAACAAGATATTGAAACGGTGACCGAATATGCTAACATATTAGCAGACCTAAACAGTAACTTTGATGTTGAATTAGCAGACTTCGGCCGAGCCGCAAACTGGGGACTCTATAAAGGAAAACCTACAATCATTGATGTAGGTTTCAATAGTAATGTTTTGAATCAATACTACAAGCGTTAAACTTTAAGCAATTGTTCCAGAGTATACAAGTTCTTCATATAGGGTGACACATTTTCTAGTACGCTTGATGGAAGGTCACCGTCTCTACGTGGGCCATATTTAATAGCAATCTCAACATTATTGACTTTCTGAAACAAGTCAACCATTTCTTTTACTGTATATCCCACACCATGTCCAAGACATTCAGTTTTGTTTGCAGGACTTTCGATAGCCATCTTGATAGCATGACAGATTTCTTCTACATGAACGTAATCACGCACACACGTTCCGTCAGTTGAACAATCATAATCATTACCGTAGATAGTGAATTCACCTGTATCTCTAGCTTTGATAAGATTATACATTAATCCATCTGGATTTGTAGGCCCTACTACTGTTGTGCCGATCACGTTATAGAATCTGAAGATTGTATAATCACCACCGGACATCTTATTATATGAACGTACAACATCTTCTGCGGCTCGTTTACTGACACCGTATGCACTTGCACAATCTTGTGCGGCACCAGTACTAGCAAATATAAAGTTTTTTGCCTTTAACTTGTTTAGTACATTCATTGTGCCATTCAAGTTAGTGATGTAATAGCTAATAGGTCGTTCTTGGCTTTCGCCTACGTTGACTAATGCGGCAAGATGAACAACTGCATCAAACTCTACTCCATCAATAGCAAATTGTTTATTGATATCAATGTTATAAAACTTATCGATTTCTACTTGAGGTCCTACTAAGTCAAGACCGTGTACCTCGTATTCTCCCTGCAACATGTCACATAGATGTGATCCTATATATCCTGAGCATCCTGTAATTAAAATCTTTTTCATTGCCATTCAAACAAGCTTACGCCTGTTAGTTCCTCTGTTGGTTCAAAGCTAGGGTCTTTTGTTAGATAAGTATCTTCATCTGTATAGATAACCCTAAATTTATGTTTGTTTGATAATACGCTACGAATATCATCCATGCAGATAATCTTACGATCCAAAGCAGTAATGTAATCTTGTAGCTTCACTGTAGTTTCACTGCAAATCTTTGCTGTATTACTGTTTGAAGTCTTTGGACTAAACTCATGGAAACAATCATTCCACTTACCAAATACACGATTTTCCATGAACTTAGCATGTTCTAATGAACCAAGATTATACCATGTTTCTGCTTTATCAAATGAATCATATAATTCTTTTGCTCTCTGAGCCATGTCTTTCTTTGCACACTTGTAAAAGAAATCTTCGTTAAAGTTATTAGTCCATCGTTGATTCTCTAATACCAATGTTGGTAACTGAATATGTTGCTCATAGAAAGCCATACCATAACTTTCAACGATACTAGGGTTGAATGCGATACGGCTTGACTTGATGAATTCAACTTTCTCTCGACCTACGATACTAGCACGAACATCGTATGTTGCACCGATCTTCTTTAGTCGTTCTTCAAACTTCTTAACGCCATTGGGACTAGTCATTACTTTTGCAGGCAACTTAGTCTGCTCAATCAAATCAATGAATAACTCTGGATTCTTGCCTTCTTCCCAACGACCAATGAATAATACGCCCTCACGTACCTGTTCACTCGTATATTCTTCTAATAAAGATTTCTCTGTGATAGGAATAGGAAGATGATATCCACCTACTTGTAGTTGATTGAACTTGCTTTGTGTACCAATAAAAATACCGCTCAGTTCTAACTGCTTACGCATCATTTCATTAGTAGAGTTTAAGAATGGATTCTTAGTGTCTTTAAAGATTTGACTCTCTAAGTGAGTGTAAGCAATGATTTGTATACAATCTTCAAGCCCCATTGTGCTTGCTACTTGAACAGTTTCGTAGGTATTGCAAATTAATGCGTCATACAAGTTGTGTTCAAGTGCTTCAACGATTGCATTTCTAAAATTAGCCATGCGCTCATAACAGAAAGTATCACCATACATAAAGATGTTACTGTGGTCAGTGTAGCGTAATGATTCCAATGGTGCAATAATATTAGCCTTCAGTCCCTTGATGAATTCAGTGTCTTGAGGTTCTTTATCAGTGATTATATCTACTTTGATATTATGCTCATCCATTAGTTCACAAAAGCTTTTAGCAAATTGACCAATGCCACCATGTGGTATCAATGTTTGTGAACTTACCAAGAAGCCAATTCGTTTATCGTATGTTCTCATCGTGTTAACTTCCAAATTATATGTTCAAATTTATCATGCCATCTATATTCAAATAGTGTATCACCGGGACCAGTAATCATCCTAGTCAAACGGTATCCATACTTTAGCCAAATACGTTTACCTGATATGTCACATGTTTGTAGTGACCATGAAAACTTATATTCAGCACCTAACATCATTCTACTATCATAGAATGTGTCATATGATTGTATCTGATCTAACGGCATTACCAGCTACTTACATCAGTGATGTCAACAACTACTGATTTGGGATTGTATTCCATTTTTGTAGTTGGACCAATACCTGATTCATGTGTTTCAATAATTGATACTTGTTCCACTGTATCATACATATCAAACACTTCTTTTAATCTTTCAAACTGCATTCGTGTGATTGTAATTTTTGTCATCATGTTCCCCACTCGTTTTTAAACAATGGCACTTGCAATCTGTCGCTATAACGCAACCCATTCTTCATTGCAAGTTCTGCGACTTTTCGATTGTTCATGCTATACACACTCTCAACACCACCAACAGGCATGAGATATACAGAACCAAAGAAGCCAGCTTTGCGATATTCGTTAATAACGTCTAACGCTTCTTCAACATCTTCTTCGGTTGCTACTACCAACTTAAGATAAGTGTGACCATACAATTCATACTCACGCACAATCTCAGGACATATAGCTTCTGAACGTTTCTCGCCGCTACCTGACAACTTAGCACTTACACTAAAAGTAAGAGTATCAATGCCTTTGTTTTTATGCCAATTCGTTTGTAAGAACTTTTTGAAATCTTCGTGCAACTCTTGTGTACCATTAGTTTCAAAAGTCAACTCTTTCAAGTTAACCATCTTCTCATGAGATAACAACTCAGGATAAACACGTTGCCATCCTAATAGCGGTTCACCACCCGTGATAACCAAGTGCTCATCATGCCAACTATTGAATGGGAGTATATCCATAATGCTACCAACAATAGTATCGGTAGTGAGCACAGGACTAAGATGTTTAAAACGAGGGTCCCAAGATGCATAAGAGTCACATCCCGTACTGACAAGTGGTAAGGATTTATAATCCTTATAATCTTCTGCTTTAATTGCAATAACATCTCTCTCACCGCTCAACTCTTCCTTAGGCATGCCGAATCCACCACATGTAAAATTGCATCCAAAGACTCGTAGAAACACAGACGGGACGCCCATGAATCTACCCTCACCTTGAATGCTATAAAATAACTCTGATACTTTTAAATGACTCATATTTGTTCCGAAATAAGTTTTGCTGTGTATGGTGCTAAGGTCCAGCCTAAGTGACCATGTCCTGTATTATAGAACACTTTTGAGTTTTTGTCACTACATTTGGTAATAGGCATCATGTTAGGAGTCATCGGTCTGAGACATGCCCAACTGCTATAATCACTTGTATCCATATTTGGGAAATTAGTTCTTACCCAATCTAGCAATGGTTTGATTCTATCATGCCTAATATCGTAGTTCTCACCTGCAAGTTCAGCAGTACCTGCGACACGGAATCTATTGCCTAATGTTGAGGTAACAATCTTTGCTTGGTCATCCAATAAACTAACAATAGGTAAATGTTTCTTGTTTACGTTGTTGATGGTGATTGAGTAACCTTTGACCGGATAAACGTCAATAGAGTCGCCCACTGTCTTTGCTAATGCCCTGCTACCCACACCATTACTAATAACTACTGCATCATATAATGAAACTTCTTCGATATGATTGATTTTCCAGTTATACTCAAATATAACACCGTATTTCTTTTCTAATACTTTTGCAAGTTCAGTGCAGAATTTATGAATGTCACCAGTCCAATCACTCAATGTCCAAGCACCACCTACGATGCCAACGATATGTTCTAGTCTACTGTCTAGTTCTTTAACTCTTTGAGAGTCAACAATGTCCCACTCGCAACCATTCTTACGATAGATGTATTGTGCTTCTTTTGCAGCCTCAAAGTATTGTTCGTCTTTATATAAGTGAAGAATGCCTGAGGGTGATTGGTCGAATGATAATCTTTCAGCGTACATAATCTCTTTGTACAACTTACTAGACTCTAGCCCCATCTTAATTGTTTCGCTAGTGTTCTTTTCATACTGATTGGTAATAGTATTATACAAAAACTTAGCGATCCACTTCCATTGATTAAAATCTAAACGAGGACGAATCAATAATGGAGCATCTTTCTTAAAGAGCCATTTGATGCCCTTCTTGACATTGCTCCATGTAGTCCATACTTCGCTGTTACTTACAGAGACTTGGCCACCATTAGCAAAGCTAGTTCGCATTGCCGCATGCGGTTCTTGTTCGTATACAGTTATTTGATAACCCTTTTTAGCAAGGTAATATGCTGTTGTGATGCCGGTGATGCCGGCACCAATAACTGCTACTTTTTTAGGTATTCTATTTCGACCTTTGACAAACTCATCATACTTTTCTTGTGTACCTATGCTGTACCCACCGTCGCCGGCGTGCAGTTCGGCACCTGCTTTAATGTTTTCGTTCACGCAAGTAAGTCCTCATTCCATTCACGATGACCTTCACGGTAAGCCATGTTGCTTTGTGTCTCACGCACTTCTACACGATAGCACCATAGACGTTCTGCTTCACCTGGACCCCACATATCAGGAATATAAACACCATTGACATACTTATAAAGCATATCAGCTAATGATTCGCATCCAATTCTAGGTAGAATGGTTAGTTTAGCTAGTTTCTTTTCTTGCAACATTTTGAATGTTTCAAGTTCAGGATCGTCTTGTGCGACTAATAGAGTATGGTCAAACTGATCCTCAAGAATCTTTTTCAATTCTTTAAGTCCACCATAATCTGCCGCCCAATTGCGTACATCTAGGTCGTTTGTGCCGAAATAGAATTTCATACTGAAACTATACCCATGAATCATATTGCAGTGACTGTCTGCTCTCCATTGACGATAAGCGCAAGGGAATGAATCATGGTACTCTTTAGTACTTGTAAATTTGTAACTGACTGGTTGTAATGACATGCTTTTCTCCTATGTTAATTATAGCATAGGCTGGCAGAGTTTGTAAAGCGGGATGAAGCCAAGACCGCTATTCTTATTTACCAAATCCTAATTCTTTTCGAATTTTTGTGGCAGATATAGCATGGGTTGCATCGTCAAACGTTTCTTGTTCAATCTTATACCCAACATCACGTCCATAAGTAATATTAACAATGTTTGGAACGATTTGTATCTCATACTGACCTTGATAAAGCATATCCAAATCACGCTTAATGAAACTCTTTACTTGCTCAATCGCAAATGGATTACTACCTTGCCAGCCTTGACAATCTCTAATCTGAATAACTACCTGTCCAGTCTTAGCAATAGCACGTTCAAACAACTTGCGATGTCCTTCATGCCACGGTTGCCAACGACCTAGCATCTGTACCGTTTCTTTCTGCCAGTCAAACACTGGTCTACGACGGTTGTCATATATATGAGCGGCAATGAACTCGCCCCATTTTTCACAGTGCTGTTCTGTAATTCTAAAATCATAAACTTCAGGTGGGATGAAGGCTTTGTTAGTATCTTCAAATCGACCTTTATCAATAGTATCAACCCAAACAGTCCAGTCTGCTTTAAAGTTATTACGCATCTCAACTAATGGTGCAACAAAATCACAGATAACATAATCATATTCTGTCATGCTATCTGCTAGTTCACGCATACGCAAACTTTGACGGATACGCCCTTCGTGACTAAAGTCCCAGTCATTGTACTTCTTACGCACATCATCTGCGTTTAGCCATCCTACTTTTTTCTTTTCATTTTGTAAATGCTCTAGCACACGTTGTGCCAAGTATGTCTTTCCTGCACCTGGCAGGCCCATGATTAAGATTCTTTGTGGTTTCATTTTACTTCTCCTTTTTTGTTTGATTCACTGTCATAGACACGTTTACGTAGACTTGAAGAACTAAATGAATGATCTCGCCGGTTAAACACATGATGAATTCCACGACCGACTCCCTCATTGCGTCCCGTAAAGTTTGTATCTTCATACTCAACTCCTAGTATACGCACATCAATGGGTAGTGTCAATATCAAATCGATTAAGTCTTGCTCAGTGCTATAAACTACGATTTCGTCTACATATCTACATGCGCCTAGTGTAAGTTGTCGTTCAACAATACTTTGTACTGGTTTATTCTTAGTATCTGGTCTATCAATTGTTGGATCAGTCTGTAGTCCTGCAATTAAATAATCACAATGATTCTTTGCCTCACTGAGCATCGCCACGTGACCCGCATGCATTAGGTCAAACGATGAAAAAACGATACCCACACGTTTGCCTTCCTTCTTTAGTTCTTTTATATTGTTAAAAATCATTCTTTTGTTCTTTCGATAATTTCTTTTAATTGCACTAAACATCTTTCTAGTTCAATGCCAACTTTGCATTTACCTATATCACGTTTAATGATTTCAATAGCATCTTCAATGTTGATTGCCGCTTTTGTTAAATTATATTTAATTGTCATCTGGTAATACTTCCTCTACTTCTATATTGTTTCCAAAATAATGAACGTAATATGTTTTACCTGCATGTAAGTATTCATCTGTAAACGACCTTTGATTATTTGTACTTTCTATTGGTTCAATAAGACGGAACAATGTTAACATGTTCTCTTTCTCTTGTCCTTCTAATGTTCGTTTAGTAGGACCCATCACACGGCGAATGAAAGCTTTTGCTTCTTCTTTCGTCATGTTATTCATAAGTCTTATTTTGCCAGTGTTTTCCACATTACAATTTTTTCATGTTCTTCTACAAACTCTTTTTCACCTGCAAACTCAGGGCTGTCTTTCATTATTGAATCAATTAACCACTTGAGTTTGTATAAATCTTTCTTTATTTCCCATTGTACATATCCATCATTGTATGGACTATGTAGTTCTACACCCGCCATGTAGATTTGATGATGTACAGCATTATAATCCATTGGTTTACGAAATCCCATTTTTATTCCTTTGTAACACAATTACAGTTGCGACCTTGATTACAATCTCCGATGCAACTGCTAGGTGGTAATCTGCGAACAATAGAAATAGCAATGACTGCTACTAATACAATCAATAGTAAAGTAATCATTTGCATCCTTTGTTAGCAATCTGTAAAAACTCTTGTCTTGCGGCTGGGTCAGTTTTGAAACCACCACCTAAACGACAAGTAACAGTACTACTGCCTGTATCTTCTACACCACGACTCTTAACACAATAGTGTTGAGCATCAATCATAACTGCAACATCTTCTGTATCAAGGATGAACTGTAAGGTGTGAAATATCTGCTCTGTTAAACGTTCCTGAATTTGCGGACGTTTACTGAAATATTCTACTATACGGTTGATCTTACTAAGCCCTAAAACTTTTTGTTTAGGGACATAAGCTACAGTAGCCAATCCATCAATGATTACAAAATGATGTTCGCAGTTAGATTGAACATTAACATTACGCTCTACAACCATTTCGTTGTATTGCATCTTGTTGTCAACTGTTGTACATTTAGGGAATGCTTCATAGTCTAGACCCCAAAAGATTTCATTCACATACATCTTAGCAACACGCTTGGGTGTTTCAATTAGACTATCATCGGATAAATCTAATCCAAGATATTGCATGATAATAGTGAAGTGTTCTTCGATACGATCAATCTTATCTTTTCTGTCTAAGTTGTTTGGCAGTGTAGGTGTCTCAACACCCATTTTGACCAAGTATTCGTGTACTTGTTGACCCAACTCAGGGTCGCATTTTGTTTTGTTATATGACATATGAATCCTTCCTTACGCGGATGTTAAATTTTGAAATGTTGTCACCGTTGTGTGACATACTTATTTATACTGACTTCTTTTTGCGAGACTTTTTTACGGGTGTCTCTGCTACACTAGCAATAGCTTCACGAACCTCTTTCAATAGTTGTTCGTCATCCCATTCTAGTTCTACCCGACCATCTGGATGTGTAGTCACTGTTAAGTGAGTACCCACAATTGTTTTGGGTTCGTCTTTTGCTTTTAGTTCAGCAATTTGTTTTTTACGTGATGCCATTTATAACCAACCTTTCTTTTCTAAATGGGGCATGATAACTTCATCAGCAAATGCTTTATGTAGTTTTGTGTTTGGGTGCGGAATGCTAACACCATAAGGATCCCAAGCTTCTACTGCAGGATCTTGTTTTCTAACACACCATTCGTATTCACTATCAACATCAATGAACTCATTGAAGTCTACCATATCATATAGATGTTTAATATCTACATGATTTACCATATCCCCTTTTGGGAATACTTCTGGGTAATACGTAGTCATGAAATAACGTATGTTATGGCTTTTCAAAAACCATTGTGTTCTAAGGATATGCTCTAGTGATTCAATATTTGAACCCACTTCGTCATATATGTGTTTGTAATACCATATAGATAGTTCATCTTCCCAATAAGGCATTACTTTATAGAAGTTATAGTTACCACCAATTGACGCAGGATTGCTTTGGTGTAGTGATCCGTTATCAATATTGTGATGTTGAAATTTTGGCTCTGAGTAATATACTTCTTTTCTATATGAACCACTCCACATGATACCAACTAAGATATCTTCAGGCTTGTATTGCTTTAATGCTTCAGTAACTTCATAAATTGTAGTTCTGCTTATGATGCCATTACCAGATCCGCCTTTGCCACTATACTTCGGTATGCAATCAGGCAAGTGATTGTTGACATGTACAGCCCATGACAATGAAGTCTTTGGATGAGGATATAATGACATGTCAGGTTTAGACACCC